AAAGTTATCTACCACTACACCTGCGTTGGCTGTTACTACGCCACCAACCGCCAGAGTGCTTGCCATATCCACAGCACCATCAATGTCCACGACATCAAGGTTAGTAGTGCCATCAATATCAATGTCTCCAGAGATGTCTAGAGATGTACCTGTTAAAACGCCTGTAACACCTAGAGTGCCACCAACGGTCATATCATCTGTAACGGTTAAATCATCGCCAACAACAAGATCGTCAACTTTGGTAACTCCCGCTAGGTTTACATCTGTTAACAAGTCATAAACAACAGCACCTGAACCTAGACCATCTCCTGCAATTACCTTAACTTCTCCTGCAAGGATTGCTACGTTAGCTCCACTACCCTGCGTAAAAGTAAGAGTATAAGATGTAGCGTTTTCCATAATGTACATTTTGGAAGAAGTGTTTGGCAAAAGACTTACAGTACAAGCTTGACCACCACCAGTAAGCTTAAGATACATTGATCTGTCTGCATCTAGTGAGCCATCGGCTTGCGTTATGTTGTCAGTAGATGCATTTGCAATAGCTCTTGTGCCGTAACCAAACGCCTGCCCAATCATCTCAAGGTTTGTATTGGTTTCTGTTCCCCAAGTTCCTGCGGAATCACCTGTTGCAATTTCTTTAAGTCTTAGGTTATTAACGTATGTTGCCATTTAAGCTACCTCTTCCCAATTAGGGTTTTGACTGTTACTAATTATTTGATAATTTGGTGTTTGACTGTTACTAATTACTTGATAATTTGGTGTTTGCGCGGTGTTAATTAAACTCCAAACTTGAACTGATTCTGTTAATGCTTCTCCCTCAACGCCTACAGGGTATATTATTGCATTAGATTCAGTAACAACACTTCCTTGAGTTATTGTTACACCAAAACCAGAAACAGAAACATTAGCTTCTGCCTCTACAGTTTCATTACCAAGAGCAGAAGTTCCAACAACACCAGAAGCCGATATATTAGCATCAGCCTGTACAGTCTCATCACCAAGTGCAGATGTTCCCGCTAATCCAGAAACAGAAATATTGTTATGAGTAATTAGTGTTTCATTACCAAGAGCAGAAGTTCCTACTAACCCAGTAACAGAAATATTGTTATTGGTAATTAATGTTTCATCACCAAGACCAAGCGTTGATGCAACAGCAGAAACACCAACTACCGCAAAAGCATTGACTGCTACTGTTCCTACAGATGCTGTACCTAAATTGTTAACAACAGCAACATTAGCTTCCGCTATTACACTTTCATTGCCAAGAGCAGAGGTTCCTGCAACGCCAGTAACGGTAACAGGCAAGCCCTCGCCCCATGCGAGTTCTCCCCATCCACCCCTACCAAAACCATTTACAATAGCCATTAGTTACTAGGCTATTCTGATAATTGCGTTAGATGCATCTGCTGTTGGGAATTGTATTGTAAAATCTCCTGCGGTTGATGTCTTGTCACCACCAAACGCTAACACACAAACCGCTTTATCACTGTTTGTATCGTTATAAATAAGGCATCCATTTGCAGTAACAGTTGCATTGCTAAATGTTAAGTCGGCAAAATCAGTAAACGCAGTTGTTCCTGATGTTGTTGGGTTAACATTTGTTAATGCCGCCCCTCCTGCGGTATAGTTTGTTCCGCTTGTTTCATTTGTAGTGGAGTAAGCCGTTGTTGTAGCCCCTAAACTAGCAGAGCTAGTATATAACGCTAACTTAAACGAGTTACCGCCTGATGCTAAAAAGTTGTGTGTGCCTTCCATTAACTCTTTCTTAAATGAAGTACACATTGCTTGCGATATTGCCATTATAATCTCCTAATAATTTCTGCTACATCTTTGTTTTGGTTTTTTTCAAGCAACGCAATTAAAGTAGTTCTATCGCTTTTTATCGCTTGTTCCATGTAGAACATTACAACTTTGTTTACTTGATCCTTAAATGCCTCTGCTTGATCTTTAATTGCAGGATGACAGTTTCCTCCTACAGAAACAATTCTATCTGTAGCTCTTTCTGCCCAATGTTCTGCATCAAGACCTTTATTATTCGATGTAACAACACTAACAAAACCTGTTTGAGCCGAACCTACATCAATCATGACTAGCTCCTTCCCTGACGAACTGCGCCAGACCTATAGCTGTCTGTTGTCCCATAACCTTCACCTAAAGTTTTTAGCCTGTTAACAGCATCATCATACTGAGATTTATAAAGCTGTAACAAGTCAACATCTCCCTTAAGAAATGTATATGCCTCTACTAAACAACCGTATAGTAGCGCATTCTCAGCATTATCTCCCAACCAACTTGTTCCCGTTGATGAAACGGTAATTGACTCTGGCCTATAGAAATAGTGCAATTCAACGGTAAATGATGCGTTTGGCGTAGGAGCTACAATAATAGTAGATTCATTAAATATTCCATAATACTTAGGAACACCAGTAACCGCGCTTGAAGGGTAAGCTTCTCTCATAAAGTTAACGTCTTTATTTAAAAGATACTCATAACCGCTATTGTTTACTGCTAAAGAATAAACTCCTAAGTAGTCTGTAGGAGCCGATAAGTACTCATTATCAGCACTTAAAGAGCCTGTTACATTCTTTCTAAAATCAGGAAGTTGTACATCTTTTATTATTCTTTCTTCTGCTTGAGTGATAATATTTGGAAGATTATCTACAAAAGTGGTTTCAGTAGACTCCAAATAATCTTGCATTGCTTGTTTTAGTGTTGTATATGTAAATGCCATTAGCTTATTACCACCTTAACTTCTCCTGAATTGCATTCCATATCTAGGCCAACTGTAAAGCTTCCTAGCTCAGTAACTCCACCACCTACAGGATCAAATGCAAACAGTTGCCTGCTTTCGTCTAAAGCTCTATCAGGGCGAGGGTTTCTTAACGATTGATTATCAGATATGCTAATCTTTCCAAGCTGTAACTGAGGCTGATCAACGTCTACAACATCTTTTCCAACTAGCAATCCATTCCATCGCTGATCTTCAATCTGACGCACAAGGTCTGTTAGTTTATATCTAAAACCAGTCCTGTCACAAAATCCAAAAGCTATTTTACCTTTTGATGCTGTCAAAATCTGTATCCTCCCGGAGTTACAAATAGTGATGCTTTTTCTCTATCTGCATCTGCGGCAAGGTTCCATTGCTCTTCATACTCAGCTTTTAAAAGAGGAGCTTTTTGGTTTGCTTCAACGTACTTAACACTAAGTTGATAAGCAAGGCCTGCAATTAAGCAAGGAAGAAACCTTAATGGAACGTCCATATTATTAGATGCAGGTGATCCAGTGTCTTCAACTCTCTGCATAAAGTAATAAATAAGAGTGTAAGTTTCTTGGCTATCAGGAACAGGCCAAAGGTTAACAGTAATTGCATCGGGGTCTTTTTCAAGAAAATACTGTAATGGCTTTCCTTCTGTTAACTTGTTAGATAGATGAGCATACTGGCTTATTGATATTCTTGTTAGCGTTTGATCAAATTGACTTCCAGTGCTTCCAGAGTTTGTTCTTACAAAAGCTTCAATAATATCAAGAACATTGCCATCTAGAGTGTATGTACCATCTCCGCTAGTTAGTGCTTGCGTTCCTTCTTGAACAGTCCAAAGGTTCAAGCCTCTATTTTGCCATTCAAGCATAAGAAGGTTAATGCTTCTTCTTGCGGTTCTGTAATCATAGCCACTACGCAACTCTAACCCTGCTCTTTCAAAAGCCTCTTCAATGGCATCGCCAAGGTCTAAATTAAAGTTGTATGTTCCGCTAGTTGCCATTTTTATTTCCTTTTAGATTTAGCCCCAGAACATTTCCATCTTTTGCGAGACAAGTTGTTTGGAGTATTAGGATCATTTTGTTTTTTCTTAGAAAGACCTTTCTTGATGCCTAGACTCCTAGCGCAATAGCTATCTCCTTTTGAAGTCCCTGCACGAACTCTTGGGCCACCGCCTTTGGCTTTACCTGCTTGACCGTAGCTAACTTTTTTTCCAGAGGAGGTTACCTTGACCTTTGCTTTACCCTTAGAAGGCTTGCTGTTTGCCACTATCTGTGCCTCGCGGTCTTCTTAGCAATCTTTTTTGGTTGCTTGCTAAATTGCTTTCCTTTTTTTGTATCAGCTTTTTTCTTTCTAGATGTAGCCGCATACTCTTTGTCTGTTAGGGATTCTCTTGCTTTTTTAGGCAAATATCTTTCACCTGTAGCTTTTTTTCCTTGAGTACTATTCTTTCCTGACTTTGTTCCCCACTTCTCGTTAGTCCATTTATCTAAAGACTTCTGGGATTTTTTCTTTGCGCTTCCACTTTTCATTTCTTTACCCGCTTGTGCGCGTGAAATAGCCATTACTTTTTGCCTTTGGCCTTTGCCTTGGCTTTAGCTGATAAATCTTTTAGATGGAATAACTTCACACTTGTTTTCGTATGTGACTTATTCGTGTGCAAAGTACCGTCAGCCATCTTGTGGTTAGAACCTTTATGCTCAGTTCCGTCTTTTTTATAATGTTTTACGCCTTTCATTTGTATCCTCCGCCTGCTTCTTTATAAGCTTTTGCAAGCATCTGAGCTTTTCTCGCAGACCATTGACCTGACTTTCCGCCTTTAGTCCCTGCTTTAATTCTTGAGAATTGACGCTTACGCATAGCAGGTTTTGTATAATTGCCTGCTGAATTAACAGTTGATTTAGCTTTAGTTTTAGCTTTTTTCTCTGCCATTTTAAATCCTAAGTTGTTTAGCGCATCTTACAGGCGCGTGTACCTTTTTTAGCAATTCCTGCACCGCGAGTTCTTCCGCCTTTAGACATCTTTGTTTTTGCCACAACATTAGCTTCAGGAACACCTCCTGATACTATATTTTCTGAAAGAATTTTTTCATTTCTTTCTTTCTTTTTGTCTTTTTTTTCATTGTAAGAATTAATGCCTGCACCAATAAGTCCGGGCAGTTTTCCTTGCGATAATGCGTATATTGGGCTAATTCCAGTTAAAATCTTTTTTGTTTTATCGTCCATTACATAATCCTTAAGCTTTTGTTCTAGAGTTTTTAGACCTGTTAACTTTCTTGCTTGCAACTCTAAGATTGCTTGGCTTATTGTTTGACGTATTTCTGTCTTTGTGATCAACGTCTTTTTTATCGCCTTTGCTTACAAGCCCTTTCTTTTCCATTAATTTTCTAGCTTTATTTCTTTCAGCCCTACGCTTTTTCTCTTCAGGTCTTGAGTGAAAGTTTTCATACTCTTTCTTGTAATTTCTAGCCATAAGACTTTAGCACTTTTAGTATGATGCTGTAAGTATCACCACTACTATGGCCTACAGTAGTAAACTGGATATCTCCTGTTACTCCACTACCTGCATTATTAGGTATGCCAGAAAAACCAGAAAAGTCTAAGTCATCAGAGTAGTCGGCAAGTATATGCCATGCCAATACGTCTGTAGAAGCATCAAATAGGACTTTAACGCTCATTCCCACGGTGCTAAACCAAATGTGGTCTATAGCTACCTTGGTGCATGATTGACCTGTCATAGGGTCTTTACTTAGCCCTGAGACATCAATTTTTGTTACTGCGGCTTCCCCAGTGCCATCACTGACATTGGTGAACTTAAATGTGGCATATTTTGCCCCATCTGAAATTGTTTGTGTTGCGACTGCATCAGCCATTACATTCTCCTAAAAAATAAGGGGTGACATCCACCCCTTAATATTAACACACTAAACTGCGTATTAAGCTATGGTTGCAATTGGAGTTGAAAGAACAGTTGTCATCCACTTGGAGTTAGTTCCATCATCTGATACACAAGTCATAGAAACTCTAGCGTTTAGAACAGTTGAGTTTACTAGCGTCAAAGTGTCTCCTGCTACATCACTTACTGCGTTAGCCGCTGTTCCTGCAACCAATGAAACCATGCCTTGAAAAGCTGATACACCGGAACCGGGAAGTACGAACGTAGTTGTAGTACTACCACCAACAGCTACAGTTAGCTGAAACTCATAATGAACGCCAACATTCTCAGTTGATAGAGCAGGCATATTAACAACATTGTTTGCTGTTCCGTTAATCAAGAACAATGTTCCAGATTGAGCGGCAGTTAGAGTTTGTGTCAAAGCACCTGCGGCATTAAAGTCAGTGTTAATAGACTTTTTACCAGTGATAGACTGAGTGACGGCAAGAGTTCCACCAACACTAGCATTGTTGCTATAGGTAGAATTAGTGGTTACAGCACCTGTATCGCTGTCTTTAGAAATATCTGAAAAACCATTTTCGGAGCGAACTGCTCCAGTATAAGTTGTAGTACCCATGAGAATCTCCTGTCTTGGGTTAGTCTGCTGTTAAGCAGTCAGGGATAGTTAATAATAACTTATTACAAATAAAAAAGGGGGTTTTTACACCCCCTTCTTGTTTAGCTACTTAGCTTGATCCCGGAGAACCGTAAATGCCAAGTGGATCGGATACACCGAACGAGTAACGCTCACGGGCTTTATAGCGAACATTACCAGTATCAAAGTCTCCATCCATGCTAGTCTCAAGAGAGGTACGCTCAAAATGCTTCATTCCGTTAGGAATATCAGTCATGATGAAGAAAGCGTTGCTGTCAGTCAGGTAGTGATTGACTGCATAACCTTCTGGAATCGCACCCATGTTGCGGATAGCATTTATATCGTTATCAGCAGTTGAAACACGCTGAGTAGTCTCTAGCAGACGATCTGCTGTAAACATTAACGCAGGTGGAACAATCAAACGAGTAGGACGAGCCGCAATAAGCAGACCGCGCTCATCAGTGTATCCTGCAATAGTAATAATTGCATTCTCCAAAGATGTTTCGTTTAAGTCAGCCGCAGTAGCAGGACGGTTGCTGTTAAAGCCACCACCTACAGTTGGGTGACCGCCACCGCCAGTAACACCATCGCTAACAGCAGTGAACAGGTTTACACCGTCACCAGACTGAAATGCGTTAGTGAAACCGTTGTTTAAAGGATTGGCCGCTTTAACCTGCTTAGTGTAAGCCATACCGCGAGCAAGACCTTTGGTGTAACGAGCAGATAACGAATCATATAAGTTATCTTCCATAGCCTCTTCAGTAATAGCAAAACCCATAGCAATGGTTTCGTGGTTGTAGCGAGCAGAGAAAGACTCTTGTGCTGAATCATAAGAGATTGCAGAACCTTCGTTTTTAACTGGAGCCGCACCAAATCCACTTAGCTTGGTTTCTTCCTCAAAAGAACGATCAGAACTCTCTGTTTCATAAATGAGAGTGTGTTCGTCATCATATTTTTCATACTCAAGACCAAACAGGGCGTTAAGACCCGGAAGTAGTTCTTTGAGCATTTGTGCGCGTGAAATAGCCATTTGTTATATCTCCTTAAACGCCAGTTGCATTACGATAAGCATGATCGCCTGCCGCAAAAATGCAGAGGACATCAGTAAACGCATCACCGACTGAGCTAGTTGGCCCGTCTACAAATTCAACAATTCGTAGTGGGAGCGTGTTTGTTGTTGCGGCTGTACTAGAATCCAGAGCATTCTTACTGCGTCCGAAATCAACACTTCCTGCTGTTTGAACAACACCTGCGTTCAAAAACATAGTAGTTTGAGCCAAAGTAGCATCACCCTGTATCTTAAAGACTACATCGGGATCATCAACAACATAAGCCGAGATATCATTAGCCGCTGTACTAGCGGGGTAGAACTGGCTAAAAGTTAATTGCTTGGTAGTTGGGTCAGTGTAGGAACACCCCATGAAAATTCCAATCGGGGTTAATGTTGCAGTTCCTGCGTCTAACTCAACGCCTCCTGCGGCAACTGGTTTTACGAAGTCACCATAAAAAATTGCAGTTCCATAATTGTTAGCAATCTTCATGTGCCGAACTTTTCCTGAATAAGAGCCGCTCGCACTAAGAGTGTTAACTGGTTCTGCGCCTGTTGGGGTAGCAGTGGTAGCCATTATAGGCCTCCTTAAATAACAAAGTTAATCTTAGTTTAAGGAACTTTCCCCAGTATTAGGGCTAGTTCCTTCCAAAAGTTGTCCTAGTACTACGCTCTGGTTTTAGCAAAGGCATTCTAGGATCATTCTCACGCAAGTAGTTGTTGTCAACTGACTGCATCTGATTATCAGCGGCTTTCTGGAAGTGAGCGGTTCTCTGCTCCATTTTTTCCCTGCTTGCCTTACATAATAATAATCCGCCAACTTCAATGTTACCTTTGAATTGCGAGTTAATATCTGACATTAATTGAAGTTCAGGGTGGTCTTCAGCCTTACAAGGCTCCCAACCTTCTCTAAACATTCTAGAAACGTGAGTATTATCTGACTCTCCAAGAGTACTTGTCCTTACCCATCTAAATACATAACCTTCCTGTGGAGTAGGGTCGGGTAAAATAGATGCGGGTGTCCAAGTATCATCAGGTCGTGCATTTTGTTTACGTGAGTTATTTTCTCTGGGTGTGCGCTCTTCAGTCATTTCAGGTTCTCCTTAGCGAGTTGTCTGGCGTACTGTTCTGGGGTAATCCCTAATTTCCTAGCGAGAGAAACTTGGGTGGACGTTAACTGCACTTTGCGCGGTTTTGCTCCATTATTCCTATTGGATGAAGCCACTACCGTGGAGCGTTGATTAGCAGTCGCAGGCGCGGTACGTCCATTAGTATCGCTATTATCCTGCCAATCAAAGGTTGGGTACGACTCTCTCATACCTTTGTCTATAAAGTCAAAGTATTCGGGAGTGTTAGGTTTAATGCCACTGTCAACAATAGCTTCTTCATGCAAACCATAAGCTGTTGCAGTCATTCTTTTGCTGTCAGGAGACATAAACCATTTGTTTTTATCAGCCCACTCTTTAGCTTCTGGATCAACTTTAGGTGCTTGTTGAGCAGGTCGCTGAGGAGCTTGCTGAGGAATATTATTCCTAAATTGTTGGTTGTACTGAGCTTGCTGTTGAATCTGCGCTTGATGCTGAGAAATATTATTTTCATACTTTTCAGCTTCGGCTAACTCCGCTTGAGCCTTATATAAAGCTTCTTGAGAGTTAACTACAGTATCAGTATCACCTTCCTCATAAGCCTTACGGTAAACAGACTTTGCATTTTCAAGCGTCATTTGCGCTTTTGCTTTTATCTGAGAAACCAGAGCAGACTCACCGCGTTGGATAATTGATTCGTACTCTTGATTCTTATTGTTAAGAGTCTGAGTTACACGAACCGCCTCATCACGCATTCTTTCAGCGGCTTCTCTTTGCCGCCTTTCTTCATTTTGCTCATAACGTAACTTGTTTATACGCTTCTGAACCTTGTCGCTGTATCCTGAAAGCTCATCATCATCTGAAACTTGAGATGTTTCTGACTTTGCAGGTCTTTGATCATCAACAGGACGATCATCAACGACTTCTAATTCTATGTCGGATTCAGAATCAGAAGGTTTTTCCGATTCTTTTTTCCCAATTTTGGTTTTAATGCCAAAAAACTTTTCCTCTGAACTTTTTCCTTCAGGGAATTGATGCTCGTTATTTTCTACTTCTTGATTTAATTCACTCATACTTTACCTATGCCTCTTGGGTCTTGGACTACAGCTTCTACGCTGTCATCATTAATTAAGCGAAACTCTTTTCCATGCACCTTAAAACGAGTGCCTGAGTAAGATCGCATAACAATCCAGTCACCTTCCTTACAGAAAGCTCCCGATGGGAATCGTTGAGGATCAGAGTAAGAGTCTGGGCCAAGTTCTAGCACCATCCCTACAATTGAACCCACTTCTTCTTCTTGCAACGACTTGGCAGATTTAATAATTCCGCCATCGGTTTTTTCTTCTGGTTCAGGTAAAGCAATCAATATTTTATACCCTTTCGGGCTAGGCAATTGACTAGCCTTTTCTCCTTTATCATCTTCTTTTGCTAATGATTTACTCATTAGTTACCACCTTTTGCACTGGAAAATAGCGTCCAGAGTCGCTGTGCATCGTCTTATACGATGAATTACTCAGCTTCTAGTCTATCTTTTAAGTCTAAAAGCTCTCTTTCTGCAAGGGCTAAACCCTCTATAACTCCGCAACACTTTGCGTATTCGTTATAATCTTTACATGCGCCACCTGAAACATGGTCGCTTATGTCGTTCATTTGCTTTCTAAACTGATCTCTTAGATACTCAAATGAGTTGTTTGCTGATCCGCTCATGTTTTAGTATCCGTCATCGAGTCAACAATCTCACGACCTATTTTAAATCCGTCAATTTGATCCTTAGAAGCAATTCTTCTTGATTCCAATTGCTCTCTAACATTGTCCTCAGCAATCTTAACAGCCAATTTAGCTTTTTCAATCTCAGCCTGCTGATCAAGCTTCTGTCTGTCAAAGTCTGCTTTAGACTGAGCCTTAGCCATTTCAAGTTGCATCTTAGCCTGATCAAGTTCAGTCTTAGCTTGTGCTTGCATTTCTTTAATCTGCAATTCTTTTTGAGCCATTTGAACAATAGGGTCTTGCTGTTGCTCTTGAGCCTGTTGTTGTTGCTGTTCTTGTTGATTCTTACCCTTAAGCTGTTCTGCCGCAGGAGCTACAAGTCTAGATATTCTTAACTCAATATCTTCTGGCAGTGATTCGCCTTCTGGCGGTAATTCAACACCAAGCTCTTTTTCAATTTGTTGACGATAAGTAAATGCAAGGTGATCTTGAATATGAGATGCCATAGCCGCCTGCATTGCCTTAGCGTTTGGACTCTTACCTGCAAGCTCTTGTATTTTAGGGTCTTCCATAAATGCCATGTGAGTCTTAATGTGCGCTTCATGGTCTTGGTAAATAAAGGCCTTAACAGGTTCTCCCCTAAGAATATTCATATTCTCACTAACTGGGTCTGTTGGCTTCTGATCTTCATCTCTTGGAATAATTTTATCAGCATCACGAATGTTAAGAACTTCAAGCATTTGCCTGTGAAGCAAAGGAAGATCATACATTTCAGGATTCTGCTGAGATAACTGCAATGCGGCCTGATATTGCATGATTCTTTGCGCCATAGTGCCTGAATTAGGGTCACTTACGGCAATAACATCGACTCTTCCATCGAAGTCCTCTCTTACTACAGAGCCTTCTTCAGACGAATATGGGTAGTCTGTAGGGCCAAAATCGTAAACAATCTTTGATAATAGGCGTAATTCCTTACGCATTGAAGCGTGAAGTCTTGCTTGAACCGCACTCATTACCTTCATAGATCGCTCTAGGATAGCAAGTGTAGTTCCCACAGGAGCTTCAGAATTCATGTCTGCCGCCTTTACGTCTGCGGCTGATGCAAACCTACGGCCTTCCTCTACAATGTCTCCCATAAGCTGATACAGGACGTTGCTTGGCTCTTTGTAGGGCAAGAAGCTAATATTATCTCGGATTGCACCTCCGGGAACATCAACATCTCTAAATTCTCCGGGCATTATTGGTGTGTCATCACCTTTTATGCGTAACCCTCTCGATTTTAAACCTCCGGGAAGATTACTTAGAGTTCCTGCATCGACTAGCTGACGCAACAAAGATGTTGCAGATTTAGCAAGCCCACCAATCATGTGGATTAAACCAAATCCATAAAAACCAAGTCCGGGCATATACTGATAATGAACGAAATGCTCTCGCTTCATTCTATTATCGTCATCTTCGTAGTAGTTTCGTCGTATAGAAAGAATTTTTCTTGAGCTTAGATCAATGCTTACAACATAAGGAAGCTGTATTCCGCTCTCTTCTCCGTCAATAACATCTTCAAACCCAACAAGATCAAGATCAACTTGCATTTCTAGTATTGTGTGACGAGAATCGTTGTCATAACCTGACGAATTACCTGTTAACTCGTTATATTTATGCTCAATTTCATCAGTATCATCACTAGCAGTGCCTATATCGACATCAGAGTAGAAGCCAGATACTTGTAATTTTCTGACTTCATTGCTTGTTCTTTTCATTATATGCGTTGCACGTTCGCAAGTAACTAAGTCAGACGCTCCATAG